GTGGTAGTATCAAAAGATATGTGGCGAAAGCTGACACCCCTAGAGTGTGAGAGATTGCAGACATTACCTGACAACTACACCAATCATGTATCTAACTCACAGAGATACAAGATGATTGGTAATGGGTGGACAGTTGATGTGATTGCTCATATACTCAAGGGCATACAGTTAGATGAGACATGGCATGAAATGTATAACAATAACAAGGAGTATATATAATGGACATGAATAAATATTACAAACAACTAGAAGGTTTTTCTATAAACAAATACTTAGGCGAAGGAGAAGATGGCTTTCCTAAGTTCTTATTGAAAGCACCTAACCATGAATCTGTTACCATTGAAGTATCAGCAGATGAAGAAGGTAACTATGGTGGGTTTTTATTTATAACTGATGCAAAGGAGAAGAAATATGAAAATTAATATACATGAATACATTAATGAAATGGAAGATGACGATTATGCAGAAGAAAATAATGGTCGCCCAAGACTTTTCATAGATTTAAAAGGGATAGCAGACTTTATTGAGAATGAAGTGCAAAGAGATAATCCTGATTGTGATATTGAAATTTGTGGTGTAGACAGATGGGAGCATTGATATGATTGAAGAACTACTAGATAAGTATCCTGTCGATAAGTTTGAGGACTTATTAATAGAGATTATAAAACAAATGAAAGAACGTAAGGAGAATGAAGATGATAGCTGAATCATTAATATGCCTAGCACTTAATGTGTACCATGAAGCTAAGAATCAAAGTTTCATAGGGCAAGTAGCAGTTGCACAAGTAGTAATGAATAGGGTAAAAGATAATAGATACCCTAACACAGTATGTGAGGTAGTAAAACAAGGTCAAACTTACAAATGGAAGCCATCACTACCTATCAAGAATAGATGCCAATTTAGTTGGTATTGTGATGGCAAGAGTGATAAACCAAGAGAGCCAAAAGCATGGAAAGATGCTATGCACGTAGCAAATGGTGTGTACAATGGACACCTAGATGATTTTGTAGAAGGTTCTACACATTATCATGCATACTATGTCCGACCTAGTTGGGCAGAGACAAAGACTTATATAACTAGAATAGATGACCACATATTTTATAGGTGGGATATTGAAAGGAGTAAATGATATGGCAATACAAAGAGACCAATTAGAAATGAAACCTCATGTTGAAACAGATGCTCAATATGACCAACGAAGGGGTAGTGAAGTATTAGATGCACTAGAGAAAGCATATAATGAAGACCACATATCTTGCACATTTTTGTTAGATGTGGTAAAAGAAACAATAGATTTTTTAAAACAGAAAGGATATTAAAATGAAAATACACAGAGTAGTACAAATGCTAGGAGCAACAACTAGCACAGGTAAATTAGCAAGTGATATGTATGATATAGGCAAGAAGCATTATTATTCAGAAGCACATGGACAAAATATACCTGTGTCAGAGATGGACTTTCAGCACATGGTCAGAGCTTTCGTGAAGCTGACTGAACAAGAAGGTAATGCCAAAGAACTTAAGCAGTCATTAGACTCATCACATAGAGCTTACAAGATGGGGTTTGAAAGGAATGGCAGACACATTGAAAAGATTAAAGAGCTTGAGTTAGAAAACCAACGTCTTGTCCAACAACTTGAGCATGATGAAACTGTAGTGCCTAAAGAAGCCTATGAAGTCATGTGGGATAACTGTGAGAAGTTAAAGAAACAAGTTGAATACTATAAAAAACTTGCAGAAGATAACTTTATATCATCTGTTAACGATAGTGAAACTTCTTTACAAGGGTGTTACTATACCTTTAGTGAAGTACCACAAGATGCAGAAGGTAATGCCTTTATCAAGAACTGTAGAAAGTATTTGAATAGAGATTCATATAAGATAAGAGTTAAAGGACAACACCTTAAACCTGAGTTATATGGAAAGGGTAGAGCATATCATGGTGCAAACATGGAAGATTCTACACACATGAGAGTTTATATTGACACAAAGAAAGGAGAATAATATGTGGCACAGAATACACGATTTCTTTGAGAAAGATTTCAATAAAAAATATGGCGAGGGTACAAAGTTTGACCTTGACTATGGTAAGTTGTTAATTATAGGACTATGTATTTACATAGCAGTAAATGTATGAACTTACATGACCTAGTACACAAGTACTATTTGTCTAATGATTTCAATGTGTTAGCTGATAAAACTAAACATGATTATCAATATTGTGCAGGAGTTTTATTGGCTACTGAAGTTGATGGCAAAAGTTTGTCAGAAATAAGACTGACTAAAATGACAGGTGCGATAGCACGAAGAGGGTATGAGCAATGGCTTGGTCGTGGAATCTATCAGGCTAATGCCATTACATCTGTAGCACGTAAGGTATATTCTTTTGGAATGGAGATGGGTTATGCTGAAAGCAATCCATTTGCTACCTACAAGAGGAAGACACCTCATGCACGCAATACTGTATGGACAAAAGACCAAGTGACACAGTTTCTAGACGTAGCTTATGCTGATTTTAAGTACAGAAACTTAGGATTGATAGTACAAATGGCATATGAATGGTGTCAAAGAGTGGGCGATATGCGAATGTTACAGTTTTCTAATATAGATTATGATAAATGTGTGTTAAATTTGCAACAGTCTAAGAGAAGAAGTGTAGTACACCTGCCGATTTCTCTTGACTTATTGGAAATGCTTAACCATCAGAAGATGGATTATGGTTTTCAACCCTACGTTGTACCCTATCCTACTGTTATGAAGGGTAAATACTCACCATATACCATGCAAAGGCTATCAAAAGTAGCACGATTGGTCATAGAACAGGCAGGATTACCTGCTGACCTACGTATTTCTGACCTGAGAAGGACAGGAACTACAGAAATGGTGGAAGCAGGGGTGTCTATGGGTCAGATTATGTCTGTTACAGGTCATGCTAACCCACAATCTGTTAAACCTTACATGAAAAATACGTATGCTAGTGCAGAAAGTGCATTGACAATGCGAAATAATCATGGTACAAGCAAGTAAATGCCGACAAGGAGAGTGATATATGAATATAAATACATACATTAGTGACTTAGATGTAGGAATAGGAGAGAGTAAACGTCTTAACTGTCCTATTTGTAATGGTTACAAGACATTTACTGTGACCAATAACATGGGTCAGATGCTATGGAATTGTTATAAGTCTTCCTGTCAGCTATCAGGCTCTAAACGTATGCCATTGTCAGCTAATGACATCAAGATGCATACCCAAGTGACTGAAAAGAATAGTGAACCCTTCGTAATGCCTGAGTATATAGTGCCTTACGACAGGGAAAACTACTATGACATACCTAATGATAGGCTCATGTATGATGTTAAGGAACATAGAGTTGTGTTTCCTGTGATACATGAAGGCAGAGTTGTTGATGCCAATGGTAGGTCACTAGGAAAAAGAATACCCAAATGGAAACGATATGGAAAAAGTGACTTGCCTTTTGTCGCAGGACATGGTAAGGTCGCAGTGGTTGTTGAGGATTGTGTAAGTGCTTCCGTTTTAGATAGTGAAGTATATGTTGGGGTAGCAGTATTGGGTACGTCATTGTCAGAATCTCATAAGAAGTATCTCTCACGATTCTCAACAGCAATAATAGCACTTGACCCTGATGCTCTACCCAAGACTATGGCATTTGCAAAGGAACTAAGAGCCTATGTAAATGATATTAAAGTGCTAAGACTAGAAGACGATTTGAAATACAAGAAGAGGAACGATATAGAAAACTTAATTAACTTAACCCCAAAGGAGAACCAATATGGAACTATCCCTACTACGTAGCTTGATGAATCAAGAGTTTTATACCGACCATCGTGGCTCTAAATGTCCTGACCGACTATTTAGTAAAGATGCTAGGAAGTTAAAGCACACGATTGATTATGCTATGAATAAATATAAACGAGATGTAACACCTGATGAGGTGGAAGCATTGTTCATGGCGAACAATCCATCTATGACTACTGCACAGAAGCAAGGCTATAGTTCTCTGTTCAACACAGTAAAACGTGAGCAACCTATGGGTACTGATGTGGCACAGGATGTGTTGTCTAAGCTATTCCAACAGGTCATAGGTGAAGACATAGCTAATCTAGGATTTGATTACGTCAATGGTGCAGAGAAAAGTCTTAAGCCATTGCGTGATTTATTAGAGAAGTATAATGACAACTTCTTACCTGAAGTAAAGATTGAGTGGGATGATATATCTTTTGATACCATCATGGCTAAACAATCTGTACAGATGAAGTGGACATTCAATATACCTGAGATGGCACGTAAGATAGAAGGTGTTAATGCAGGATACCTTATTGAAGTAGGAGCAAGACCTAATACAGGTAAAACTTCTTTCCATGCATCCATGTTGGTAGGACCTAATGGTATGGCTAGGCAGGGTGCTAAGTGTGTAGTGTTATGTAATGAGGAATCATATGACCGAGTTGCTTTCAGATATATACAAGCATCAACAGGCTTCCCTAAAGAAAAGATACAGGCTAATATACATGAAGCTAAACGTATCTATCAAGATGTCACTAAAGATGTAAAGATTAAAGATGTTAGTGGCGAAGACATGACTTGGGTTGAGACTATGTGTAAGTCAGAGAGACCTGACATA